CGGGGGGTGTCTGCCGGCAGGATGTCATCAATGTTGCTCTCAATGATCCTGGCTTCTTCATCTGTAATAGGTTTCCGTTTAGCTGTTTTGGCGGAGCGTTCCCGCAGGGTATCGGCAGCTTCCAAGAGGCTCTCATCTGAGTCATCTGGTACGGTGATGCGGTTGTCAGTGGCCGCCTTTTTCAAACGCTTGCGCTGCTTTGGAGTGAGCTTAGTTGTTCCGGTTGGAACATCTTGAATAGCTTCCTCACCAGACTCTGTTACCACGCGCACACCATCGTCTGGATCGTATCGACCCGCTTTGAAATTGATGATGCCCTCATCTACATCAAAGTTGCGGATAAGCTCGAATTGCTGATTGTAAATTGTGTTCAGCCTGATTTGAGCTTCTGCATCAAACACTGAAATTATGCGGTCGAAGAACTGATCTGTCTGCTTGCGGTTGAGCTTGCGCTTGCCCAGCTTTGCCTGCTCGCCAACAAAATCTCGCAGTTCATCCATTACATTGATCATCAAGGGGCGGAAAGTGGTTTCGTCAAACCAGGTCGAATTTAGAATGGACTCGGGAATGAACATGCGCTCATTGGTAAAGTTGTTTGGTGAAGTCAGGCGCTGCATGGCTTCCAAGAACCGCTGTGAATTGCTGCCGGATAGATCCCAGGTCTGTAGAATATATCTCACCCAATGATCAGCATCTGATTCCTTGAACCCAGCATCAAGTAACCGTTGCTTCAAGCCTGGAACATTTCCAAATCCGTTGATCAGTCTGGCCAGCACAGCGCTATTTGCCTTGGCCATGTTGCGTGTGTATAATTTCCACCACAGACGTATTCTTGAGCCATATTCAATAGTGCTGGCTAAACTTTTGACAGACATGGGGAAGGCACGCCAGATCGCATACGTGTGCGACCAGGCTCCCTTGCCGGCAGTCAGCGCACGATAGTTGGCGCGGTAGTGCTGGAAGAACCCGAGTGGATTATCTCGTAGCTCATGTACACCTGGAAGCTGGCGCACAATCTTGGCCCCACCTTCCAATGGCTCAATGAGCACACGGAATGTAGAGGCGGTCATGTCAGTAGTGACGCCTGTCGGGATGGTCAAATCCTTGGCAATGTCTCCTACTGCACTCTTGCGCATCACCAGTAGGATGTCATTCAAGCTCGTACCACCACTGACAAAGAAGCGGAACGTGTTGTCCAAGAAGTTGTAGATCATCCACGCCGGACGCCGCGCCAGTGTTGCCCACACCCAAGCATTCATAAAGCGGCGGTAGAGTTTGTTTGCTCCTGTCAGCAGACCACGCCACTTGACCAGCCCAGGCGTTGGATTTTTTACCCACGTACCACCAAGTTTGGCCATCCAGGTGTCCTGCATAAATACAGATCCGGCCCACGCTTGGTTTTTCTGAACAAACAATCGTCTGAATTTATCTCCCACTTCATTCCCAAGACGGTGCTTTCCTGCTGAGCTGAACATATTTTTCATTGCTTCGTTTCTGATCCGATTGGCTTCGATCACCGCACGATCAGCTTCGGCAGCTGCATCTAAAGCTGGCGGCAACTTCCTGGTGGTGCGCCGCTGAATGGTCGTGGCACGATCCAGCATGAATTCCAGCTGTTCGTCCCATACTTCTGAGAATGTGTCCACCCACTTGCCAGCATCTAAGGTCTCAAAGATATTCAAACGACTTAGCTCTTTGATGGTGTGAGGTGAAACAGTGTGGTACTTTCTAGCCAGCGCATCCATGGCAGCCAGCGCTTCTTCTTGGCTGGCCGCTGTTTTGAGTTTGCTCAAATCGTTGCCGAAGTCACCCACCAATTGCAAGAAGTCCTCTTTTGAGCGTGGGTTCGTCTTGAACAGCTCGGTCGTCAAATCAGACATCAGCTGGGATTGTTTGTGACTGACTGAAAGCAGTGCCCTGCGGCGTGCCTGTCGAGCCAGACTCTCTTCCACCAGCTGATCCATACCTGAGAAATACGCATCTACTAAATTGGATCCCCATTTGGTAGTACGTAACGCTTTAGCAGTGAGGCCGCCACCTTTGCGCAAACCAAGTGCTGCCAGCTTGCCCAGCTTGGCAAATTCCAACACCTCCATAGCATCGAAGATGGCCTCACCACCTATTTCCTCGATCATGTCCACGTATAAATAGCTGATGTCTGTGATCTCTTGACGAGTTGGGGGCCGGCCTAACTGTGCCTCAGCCCTCGCCACGTTCAAATAAAACTCGTCTTTCTTGTCTGGATATGCCTTCCACGAATAAGCAGAGAATGGATCGATTGTGCCTGCCTTGCGATCAATATCATAGGTGTCCACCAATAAGGCCAGACCTGTGTTGCTGTATGCCTGAGACTGCCCGAGATAATAATTCATGGACTCCGTGTCGTTGGCAGACTTGGCAATATCCGCCTGCTGCAAATAGGAAGTAGCTATATCAAATAATGACTGCGCTCGATCATGGCGCCGCAAAGACGCTTGCTGCAGATCCGTCTTGATTTTGTCCCGTACACCTGCCCCGTTCTCTTCAAACCAGACCATGTAAACCATGGCCTCTTCATACAGTTCACCCAGGGTCAGGCGTCTGCCTTTCTGTAGCTCTAACGTGGAGACGCGGTTCAAGAAATGATAATTCTTCCCGTCCCATCGGTCGAATAATTGGGGCTGCCCCAGCGTGCTGCGCAGATCTTCTGCATTGTTGTAAACTACAAAGCGCCACAGTGCTTTCAATTCATCCTGTGTGATCGGGATGTCATCTTTCAAGAGCGCCTCTACCCCGCTCTGCACTGGCTTTTTCGCGGGATCAAAATCGCTGGCAATGTAATTGTTGATGGCGGCCCAATCTAATCCCTGAACATAATATTTATAATTTCCCTCGGTGCGATCCTCAATCGCTTCTTGCGTCAGACCAGCCTCATACTTTGCTTCGGACTGCCCGAGCAGACGAGTCCCATCATCGAGGGTAGCATTGAGATTGTCAGCCCTTTTCTTTATCGTAGCAGAAAAGTCTGCCGTGTCTGGCAGAACATCCCAACCACCAAAATCTGGGTCTCCAATAATTGTGGGCACGGTCGGAGAAATGCTGATGGATGGACGCTCTAATTGACTATAAATCACGTCAGTGAAATTCTGATCTAAAATGGCGCCTTTTTCTTTGGTCACATCGTTCAGCATGTAACCAAAATCCATCATGGCTTTTCCAGTGTCTTCCTCAAAAAGAGACACAGGGAAGGACAGCACTTTGGAAGCCAAAGAGACAATGCCGCCCAGAAATCCTGTGCCTACATAGGACACTACGGACGCAACAAAACTCCCAAATCCACTCTTTCGCGTGGCGGTGCTTTCCTGAGACAGGAACTGGCTCTGCTTTGGAATGATGGAGCTCTCATTGATGAAGGCGTAGAACGTGCCCATCTGTGCAATGAGATCATCTACGGTGTAAAAGGGATTGAGTTTGTAAAGGAAGTTTATGAATTTTGAATTCTTGATTGTCTCTTCAATCCCGCGCCATTGATAAGGCAGATTTTTATACGGCGTGCCTGGCTGCACTTCTATTGGTGTTTCCTTCCCATCCTTGGACAGATAGAGTGTAGTGCCTTCTTCTGTCTCGCCAGTGAAGCCAATCGAGTACATATTCTGCATATCTTGTTCGGTGACTTTGCCCTGCCCTGCCACCTGTGCTGGAGAGGAAACATTGGGGAAAGCAGCGGATCTCTGATACTCCGCTGTCTCCATGGTAATCCATTCACTCAGGAATTTTGCAGTGGAGCTGTCGAAAGTAACAGGCAGATTTTCTGCCGTGTTGCCTTGGGTATCTAATGAGTAGTGCTCCTGTGTGATCCACTTCTTATCCGGCGTCCAGTACAGCCTCTCCTGTGTCGGACGTGAAGTGATCTGGTTCAAAATAGGATCGTAGTATAAAGGACTGCCTGTTTGTATTCCGGCCTCGACCTTTATCGGAGTGGACAGATCTTCCACGGTCTTCGTATCGTTCAGGATTTCAATCAAATCTGGCGTGTACCTGACTGGATCGGTCATATCCAGAGTGATACCAAGCGCTTCTACTTCATCATCTAAGTGCCAATTGCCCTGATCATCTGAGTAGGCCGCAAAAATGAAACCACTGTAATTGACCAGCTTCACACCTGTATCTCGGGTGGTGACAATGTTGGTGCGAGTCTTCGGATCGTGCGCTACATATACTTCCTGACCCTGGCTGACATTCGGTGCAACCTTGAATTGTTGCTCTTTTGGCTGTTCCGTGGTGACCTTTCCAGATGGGACGACCGGCGGCGTTGTAACTTCTTGTAAGTACGCATAAGGATTGGATGGGCGTTCCTTGGCCAGCCCTTCCCACCGCGCTGTCTCTGCAGCCTGGACGCGCTCTTTCCTCTGCTCTTCTGCATAACGCTCAGCCAATCCCTGCCATCGTCCGGTCGAGGCAGCTTGAGCTTTTTGATCTGCCAACTGTCGATGATATGTATTGGCTGGAGAAATCTTGTTTACGCGCTGTTGGACTGTTTTAGAGCTGGACTTGGTGGTTTTGGTCACAGCTTTCGCAATGTTGACTTTGGCTAAATTGATCTTCCGTACATTACGAGTAGCTTCGAGATACCTGGAGTATCCCGTGTTTTGCCAGAATTTTTCTGCCATGTTGCCTCTTAGAACCAGCTTTTATTGGCTTTACCGAATGTCCACTTACCTGACTCGTCTTTGGAGACTTCCAACAAACCAGCGGCACTGAAAAAAGGTTGGGTCAAAGATCGCGCAACTTCACCATAAGCTCCAAGCTGCTCACCTTTGGTCTCGGCCAGTAGGGGATCCAGCGCTCCATAAAGATTGATGATCTGCCTGCGGGACATATTCTTGGCGCCTGTTGGTGCCCCAAAATCTTTCATGGTCTGAGCTAGATGGCGCAAGTATTGGTAACCTGGGCCGAATTTGCTTTCATCTTGGCCGGATGCTTCTTTCATTTTATTCAGTGCGGATAAAATCTCATCGGCTCGCTGCTGTGATTGGAAATAGGTCTGCTGTGTCTCTGGAATGGCGGTAACCGGCGTAGGATAATCCGTCTGTTCCGGTGAGTAGGAGCTGAAAGCATCAGGGAATAACCGTGATAAAGTGGAGCCGAGTGCCCTCTGATCCTCTGCAGACATATAGGGCAGCAGCGCATTCGCCATGGCAGCAAACTCTGTCTCCGCTGTCCAACGGCTGGGCATCATACCTTTCCACCATCCTGGCGCATTATCCAGAGAGTATTTATTGCTCCAAGTTATCGGTGCTTCCCCACCCCCACCCCCGCCACCACTCACGGTGGTTCCACCCGAAGTGGTCGGCGTGGTGAGCATACCCACAATGTACTCATGTTCAGAATATTCCCGACCTGGCATGGAAGGTGTGGAGCCAATCCATACATCCCCGTTGGGTAGCCTGTATAGCAGGGGTGGCTTGGATACTGGTTTTCTCTGAGGTTCTGGTGGGGGCGGAGCTTTAGCTTTGGGTTTCTTCGGGATAGTAGGTGTGAAATCTCCACGTGGCATGTATTTTCTAGCCATAGATCACTCTCCTTGTAGCTTGCGCTTTTCCATCTCTTGAATGTATTGTAGCACATTTGTTTCACCAAAATCTCGCGTCAGATCCTGGAAATCATCCATCGTCAGCGTCTGATAAAGGTTTAGATCTTTGTCAGTGCCGAGACCAAAACGCTTCGTGGTGTGCTGAAATGCCTTGTCCACGGCACTGATCGTGCGCTGTATGGCGCTGTCCATTTTAGAATTCTGAGCCATAGAAGCCTCCTTCCATGTTCGGTGAGGCGCCTGCTAATTCCTCTGATGTATTCTCAGGCTCACCACCCATGGGCTCTCTCCTGTTTGGAACACCTCTGCCCTGCTCTGCATTGCGCGGCTCTTCCGGCCGCCCTGGTGTGCCAGGTATTCCACTATTCTGTAACGCGACAAGCGTGAGCTGCGCTACTTTATCTCCCGCTTCTGCCATTTCCTGCAGCTTGCGGAGCAGAGCATAGTTGACCATGATCGGATTGTTCTGCGCCTGTTCAGTCATGCGGCGGTCGAACTCTTCGTCAGGTTGCTGCACATCCAAGTAATTTTCCATGATGCGCTGATCAGACAGCACACCTCTAACCTGGGTAGCCATGGCATGATTGCGTACTTTCTCATTGGGGAATTCTGGGATGATTTCACAGGTTATGTGATGACCACTGAGGTAGTCCACCTTGACTGCACCAGCGAATTGCGTCTCCCGAATACGTCCATACATGCGAATGTATGACCCTGGGTCTGCATTATCCAGTGTGACTTCAACCAGCTTCTTCGCTGCCCATTGGTAAAAGCGCTGCAGATGTGTCACGGGCTGCTCAAGACGAATGCGGTTTTGATCACCCAATTGAGATAAAGCGTAACCGGATACTGCATTGGCACCCGATCCGTAAAATACATCAGAGAAACCTGACTGCTGAACACGTGAGCGCATGAAATCGATCTGTCGTTCTACGTCCGGTGGATTGCCAGGCCAGACAGGGAAGCCAAAATCCTCATCCGTGCTAATCTGCACCACTTTACCAAGACCTGGATCCAGGTTGGTGACGCGGCCCTGAGCAGTCTTGGCTACCAGCGGCATGGATGAGAAGATGTCGATCTGACGCTGGCGCCGGTTGATGCTGGTTTCCAGCTGTCGCACGGTTCCGATCATGGGCTGAATAATTCCCACCCACTTGGAAGCGTCCAGCCTGTCGGTTGGCTTGTAAAATCCTATGGTGTAGGGAAGAGACTTATATTTTGGCATGACCGCCAGCTCTTTGCCAGGAATGAATTGATCATCCACCAGCACAGCGTTACGGACGACCATCTGCTTCCCGTCCCTGGTAGGCTCCAAACGTACATCCCAATAATCTTTGAGCTGGACACGTGTGCTTAGCATCCCTTGGATGTCACCTTCCATGTGGCGGAACGCCTCAGGGATGACTCCAAAACGGGTGCGGACATCAAAGAGGGACATGCTCTCCGTGCGGACAACCGCTGTCCAGCGATTTTTCCCGCCGGACAACATGGAGATGGATAATGGATCCACCACTTGGATGCGTAGGGGACATTCCTCGTACACTGGAACATTCTCTTCTACATCCCCGTCAATGTTCATGATGGTGTCTGCACTTCTGGAAAAAGCAGCAATATCATCATCCCAATAAGCATACAGCACCGCCCCACCATCCCTCACAAAGTGCAGGATTACTTCATATAATATGTCGTACTCATTGCGATCCGAGTTAGCCTCAAATGCACCCACCAAAAACTTCTCGATCTGGCTTGACAACCGATCCGCTTTTGAATTGGGTTTCCATGGCGCCGCTTTCCAAGTGATGGGATTGGCCAGAATAATGGCGGTCGCCAGATCTACCGTGTTGGTGTAGGTCGGATCGGCATACTGCGTTTCTCCAGCCAACGGCGCCAATGAGTAATGTTTCAAATCATACAGGTCACGCCAGACCGCAATGTTGTTGTGCCAGTTCTTGGAACATTCTTTGGCGGCTGCTATGTTGAACAGAACGTCTTGTAAATCTTTCTTGGGGGATACCATGTCAGACATGATCACTCCTAATCTCTAAATTGCCAGGGCAAAACTATGGTGTCGCTTGGATTTTTCCAGGCGGTCAGATCAGAAAAGGGCGCCGCAATCTCAAGAGGCTCAGATACATCGATGCCACCTTCCTTGACAGCTAGGTAGGCGCTTATCGCCAGGGCAATCGAGTAATCCACTGGTTTGTAGCGGAAAGAACCTGCCTGCTTTACAATACGTATGCCCGAGCTCTCTGCTTGAGCTACTGTGTTTTGAATGTGTGCCCGAGCCTCATCATCTTTGTAAGTGTAAAATCGCTTGAATTTCAATAAGTCATATAAGTTCTGGCTTGCCTTGGTCATGTTACTAACTGACTGTACAAACTCGACTACAGGGTAGCCGGATTTCTGTAGCTTGAGCATGAGCTGGTATAGATGGGCCGGATCGTAGCCGATTGAAACCACCTGGAAAGACTTGATCAGGTTCAGTAGATACAGCCCAACTGTGTCATCCAGATCCAGCTGCTCTGTGGTTGGTGTCCATATTTGGTGGAAAAGCTCCACCACAATGCCTTTATCTGCGTCATAAACAGTGCCGACTACGGCAGTGGAGTCACGCTTTGGCGCGGCATCTACTCCAATATAAACAGGGAATCTGGCATACGGATGCCCCTTCCATATATCTGCCGATCCAGCCATCTGGCCCTCAGCATATTGCCACCACTCAAAGGGGATGAATTCCTCGTGGGTGGTGACCCAGCGGTTTTCGTGCAGACGCAGATAAGCAGCAGGGCGCAGCGCTTCTCGCTGCTCTGCATAATAGGATGGCGTCTGCCAAGGTAAAAGGGGCGCATGGTTCCAGAATGTCAGCTGGCGCCCGTTCTCCCAAATCGGATGGTGCAGCAACTCTTGTATTGGACGACCCTTCCCGTCCTCATGTTCTTCCTTCCCCACTCCGTTGATGTACAGATCCCACAGCAGATCGGACTCGTTGATGAAGCCGGCGTAGGTGGCAATGAAACGCAGCGACCATGGGATGGTAGCAATCGGTGTCATTTCCTCATAAGTACGCCGCGTCAATTCGGTGGTGATGCCCCACAGCTCATCGAACAGCACCAGCGCATGACGAGAACCTGCAACCGATTTGTAATTCTGCGCCAACGCCTGAATAAAAGTCCCGTTGGGCAGCATAATCTCATATTGCTTGACCTTGTATCCACGATGGCGTGCGTGGTACTTGATGTCCCGCATCACCCGACCTTCTGAGCTTTCCAGATCGTTGGCGATAATGTAGATCTCTGTGCCTGGGGGCGCCACCTCAGCATACCAAGCGCCAACTGCGGCCGCCAAAACTGTCTTACCGCTTTTCTTGATGGTCGAATATAAAAAGGTGCTGTAGCGGAACCGATTTTCTTCATCCATCTGTAAAGCAAAATCAAAGATCTCAGCCTGATCGGAGAACAGGCGCATCCAACCACTGCCAATCCATTTTTCCTCTTCTTCGTCCCACACGTCTCTTACCAAAAAGCCGTGCTTCTCTATCCAATCCACGAATGAAATGGAAAATGGTTGCACATTATTTCCAGCGTAAGGAAGCTCTATGTCTTCTCTTGGTTCAATCATTCTTTGTCTAATTGTCCTTTGATGTACTTGATGATCGCCCGAGCTTTCGCTTTGGTCGCATCATCTTTGCTGGCGTTTGCCAGGAAATTCAATTTACGTATGACTTTGGCTCTATCCTTACGAGCAGCCGCCAGAAGCTTTCCACGATCCGGCCAGCCCAACTTAGTCAATGAGCCCTCGTTCACGTCCTTCCATGCTTTAGACGCCCATTTCTCAGCCATCACTTTCTCCTTCTCTTTTTCTTACGTTTCCAAGAGAGACCAGCTTGGTTCATG